TGCGACTGCATCACGACGATAAGCTCGGCCATTACCCAAGCTCCTTCAAGCGCTCAACACTCATGCCTTCTTCCTCTTCCACCGCCCGCTCGACGTGTCCTTCTTGGAGCCAATCCAGAAAGCGTGACAGGAATCGAATGAACGGGTGACTGTCCAAGATGTCCGCTTCTTTGTACTTGCCGATGACTCCTGAAATGGTCTCATCCGGGAAGCCCCAGGGGCCTCTGAAAGAGCCGTGGGAGAAGAGGTTAAAAAGCGGTCCGAAAAGCGCATTGGCCAGTTGGTCAAGGGCAATGAGAACACGCTTTATGTACATCAGTTCCGCTTCTTGTTCTCCGGAGCCTTCGTATGGGCCTTAGTCTTGGGCGCGGCCTTTTTGTCTTTCACTTCAATAGCACTTCCGTTCTTTACAAAGAGTTCCCCAAGGTCGTCTGGAAGGTCATAGGTCTTTCCTTCCTCATAGACAAAAATGGCAATCCCGTTAGGAGACCCCCGAAGGGTTTCGGTCATCTTGACTTTCATTTCTTCCCTCCAAGAAGAGGGGAGGGGCTAAGAGCCCCTCCCTATTTCCTAGGCCACTGGCGAAGCGGCCGGACGGCCACGGACGACTTCCGCGCTGTAAGCGGCACCAGTTACACCCGAGGAGGTGACGACGGCACGGATGAACCTTTTGGTTCCTTTGTAGCCAACCCTCTGAACGCTGTTCGCCGAGAGATTGGCAAGGGTTCCGTCAAGGTCAGCCGAGGCGACATCGGTCCAAACGCCAGGATTGCCGGTACCGTCGTCCGGGGCTTCCTGCACCTTCGGGGTGTGAGTTCCGTCAGTGACGGCTCCCACCGAGAAGACCACCATAGCCGCGTAATAGCCCTGAAGGTCTACAGCCGACCCATTGGAGGCCGCATTGCGGGTGGCGGGTGCAAGGGACTGCACCACATCCACATTACTCTTGAGGTCGAAAGCGATGCTCATTTTTCCACTCTCCTAGAATTAGACCGCGATCTTCTGGATCTTGATGGCCTCGAAGTTCACGACGTCTCCTCCGACGCGCTTCGTAGTAAAGAACTTGACGAAAGGCTTGGAGGTCAGAGCATCGCGCTGGACTCGAATCCCATGCCGATCCACGATGAGATATGCCGAACGGAGGTCGCCGTAGACAGCCGCAAGAGCATTGCCCGCAACGGCGGGAATGTCGTCCGCATGGCGAACGGGAGCACCCAGGAGAGTGGGAGGCTCACCCGCCTGATTGTTCGGCTGCCAGAGATACTGATTGTTGGCATCCTTCAGCTTGCGGACATTCGCAATGCTACTCCGCTTGAAGAGCCAGACGGCATTCCGCTGGTAGGGCTCCTTGAGGGAATTCTGAATGGTGATAAGCCCATCAAAGGTGAAGTCCGTTGCAGAGCCGGAGTTGATCTGCTCGATCTGGCCGAACGAAGTCCCTGCGGGATATGTTAGGAAGCCCCGAGGCTTCCCAATGCCATTGCCGTTCACAAAGGCCGAGTTCTCCTGGCGCGCGAGCTTGTCCGCGACCTTCCCTGCAAGCCACTGCTCGACGTTGATGTTGGCGTCGTCCAGCATCTCCATCGTTGCACGAGGCTCTGCATAGCCAGTGAAGGTGACGATCTCCTTCTCGCGGATGGTAGGCGTGGAAGTCTCCGAGGGAGTCTCCCGCTCGCCAAGCCAACCGGATGCGGCTTCCGAATCATCAATGACCATTGTCACGCTCTTCGAGCCAATGCTCATCGTGGAGGCAAGTTCACGAATGGGGCTCGTCTCGAAGATGGTGGTCATGATGGTCGAAGCGACTTCCGGAACGACCCAGTAGCCACCGTCCGGGTCCGAGCCAATGGAGAGAGCACGGATCTCATCCGGCGAAAGGGTCTGTTCGGGACGCCGAATATAAGCATTGAAAGCACGGCGATAATCCGGCATCATCTCAGGAGTGAAGGAAGCCTTCCGTCCATAAGAAGTCGCCACTGTGTTCATGAAAGAGGCGGCTTTCTCCTCACGAGAGGTTCCCTCAGGAGAAAGCGAGGTCCGGTTCAAAAGGGTTTCGATCTGATCCAAGCGCTCGCTTGTCCGCTTTTCGACATCCGTGATCCGGTCCGAAGCATCCTGAACAACGGCGTCGATCTTCTGGATTTTCTCTTCCAGAACGGGATCAACGGAACCCTTCTTGCGAAGCTCCTCAAGAGCCTCGTCATTCGCGGCCTTGAACTCTTCAAAGGCGCGGTTGAGTTCCTCAATGGAACTCTTCACTTCGGTGAAGTCCATTTTCTCTACTTCCTCTTTGATTGAAGGGATTGAATGGTCCTGCGGATGGAATCCGCGATCTGGGCGGCAGGATCCCTCTGCCGAAGGACGGGGCGAATGCCTTTCGCAACAATCACCTCCGCCTCTCGACGAGACCATCCTGCCTCCCGCAGGAAGGTCTCGAAATCTCGTTCGGTTTCCACGAGGTCACTCATGGAAGCTAAAATGAGGGAGAAGGGGCTATCCTTCTTCCAAGGTGGGATGATGGAATCGTCATTGAAGGTGTCCCGCATTTTGGCATAGTAACGTTCAATGTGGCGGCGGACGCCTGGACGGTCCGAGTCAGGGATGTCCACGCCGCCACGGGCACCCTGCATCACAGCCGCCGCGGCGAAGATCGCACGGGGAATTGCGGTGAGAGTTCCGTCGAGAACATCTGCAATTTGGAGCTTGTAGGAGCCGAAATTGTCCGCGTTCTCACGGTCGTACCACAAAAAAGCCCTGCGGTATTTAGTGTTGGGGGAATCCGTGGCTCCTGCCCAAGAGCGGACCCTTTTGTTGGCCTCCCGTTTGCGCCAAGTATGGTTCCGTGGGGCGAGGGGAAGATCCTGGAAAGGAACCGAAGCTTTCACCTGGGTGATCCGCGCGGAGTGGAGGGCGGGAAAAGTGACAAGGGAGATCTCCCAAAGGTCAATCTCCTTGAGGGTTCGGATTCCGGTGTCTTCGTCTATTTCCGTCTTCTTGGAGACGAAACCGATGGAGAGTCCGTCGAGGGCTCCCATCTTGAGAAGCTCGTGGGCTTCACGGCCGCGCTGGGTTCCAAGAGCCAGCTTTCCTTCAACAAGAAGACCCTTGGAGTCCTCTTTGAGATCCGTCCAGATTCCGATTGGTTCGGACGGACGATGTTGCCAGAGCATTTTAATGCCTGAGGGGCCACGGTCCTTTAGAGATTGCTTGAAGGCACCTTTGGCCACTTTATCGTTAAAGGAATCTAGTTCCCCGAAAACGGAAGCAATTCCTTTGAAAATCCCAGTGTCTTCGTCGAAGGAACGAAGCTCTAAACGGGTGTCAAGATGCTGATTTTCCATCGTTGAGTCCTTGTCCGTTCGGAATCTCTAAGGGAAGGTCTCCTGCAAGGAAGGAGTCCCACGCCATGGCCCTTTGTTGAAGGAGAAGACGGAGGATTTGATCCAGTTTCTCAGAGGCGATTACTGTGTCCTCTTGGACCGAAACTGGCTGCGCGTTGAGGGGAAGCATCAGAACATCTCCGCCGTCAACGGTCCCGTAACCAAGTTCCTTGCGGGCGTCATTAGGGGTGAGAACCCCTGCTTGAACCGCATTGAGAACCCGGCGCCATTTAGATGCCCTTCGGATCTCCAATGCCGGCATATCATCGAGGTCCAACGAGAAGGAGAGGGATGTGTCCCCGAATTTGGGAAGGAGCCAGTTGGAGAATTCCTGAAGGATGTGTTTGGCGAGAGGGATAACCGTTTCATCCCAAAGCGCAAGCCGAGCCTCGCCGAAGTTGGTAAAAGTGGCTCCTTCAGGAAGGCCAATGAGAAAGGGCGGGACGCCGAAGGCCAAGCAAATGAAGCGGGCACTAAAGGACTTGGATTGGATGAGAAGCATGTCCCGAGGGGAGAAAGAGAGCCCGCGCCATTTGAGTCCATTCGTGAGGAAGACCACATTCCCTGCGTTCTCGCCACCGGAATTGCGCTGGTTCCAGGCTTCACGAAGACGCTTGAGTTCCTCAGGGCCTAGGGCCATGTCTGTTTCCAAAGCCCCGGAGGGTGCAGCAGAGTTTTTGAGAAGGCCCATGTTCCAGACGTCCGCCTCATTGTGCTGGTCAATATTGTAGGCGGCGGCTTCAATGGGGCTCATCCCGTACCAGTCGTTGAGGGGATTAAAGGTCCGAATGTGTCGGATTTGGGAATCCCCAGTTAGTTGATCCACAGGCCAGCGGACCTTTTGGCCGGAAGCTTCCCATTCGTAGGCGGCAATGCCGCGGGGGCCGGGAACTACCTTCATTCGGTCCGGGCGCTTGATCCATAGTTCGAGAGGGGGCTTTCCACGAGGACTCACGGCCTCTATATAGGAATTCCCTGCGATCAAATAGAAGCCGACGAGTTCCTTGAGAAACTCCGAACGGTCCTGGTGGGGATTGGGGCGCTCTAGGAGAGTCAGAATGGGGTGATCCCGAACGATTTCCGTTTGGCCATTAGAGGCCCGACGGGAGAGGGTCCAGGGAATGGAGGCCACTGCGCTTGAGACCATTTCCACGCAGCGGAAAGCGACGATGTTGCGCTGGTAGGCTTCCCGGGCAAAGGTGTCGTAGCGGCGGGGAGTCCATACGGGGTTCCCTGCTTGGGTGGATGCAAGAGCGGAGGAGGTCCGTGAGGAGCGCTTCTCGTAGCGGGCCTGGAGGATTTTGTAGAGGGTTTTTAGCATTGCTAGTGGTTATTCCTCATAATTACTAGGCCCATAAGATGAGCGGCTCATTGGAAGATGCCCCATAGCTCATCCCGTAAGTTGCGAGAGCAAGAGCCATCACACGATCGTCCAAGCAGGAACCTTCCGCTGCCAGCTTCCCGTCTGGGTGTTCCCGGAAGGTGTTAAGTTCGTCCTTTAGGAGAGGCGAGTGGAAAATGAGACCTTCCGCTAGGAGGTGCCGGAGATTCCCGATCATGAAGCTCTTAGTTGCGGAAGTGGTGGTGATTCCGTAATCGGCGAGGGCTCCCATTTGAAGGCGCTGAGGCTTTGTCGCACCGGAAGAAGAACGGCAAATTCGCTCATGAGGATAAATGTCGAGAAGACGGGAAAGTGTGAGGAGCCCGTGATTATTCTTCTCGATATTGATGAAAGCGGTGTTGAAGCGCTTTCCAAGGAGGGCGACCTTTTGCGCTAGAAGATCGGGCTCCACGACATTGGAGGCCCACTCGCCAACTTGCTCTGCATCATCTTCGCGGATGATTTGGATGACCGCATTGTCCGATCCCACACCGCCGGATGCATCAACGCCGAAAATGTAACGGACTCCGGGGCGGGGATGATCTTTGAGACGGTGAAGGGAAGGTTCAAAATCGTCCCTGATCCAATCCTCTGTGGGCTGGAAAGAAAAGCGGTTGAAGTAAGAATGGGCTCGGGATTGGAAGCACTCATCGAGCGTGAATGGGTATTGCTCTTTGAAAGCCACTAAATCGTAGTCGAAGTCGGGGCCGGCGAGTTTCTTCCGGCGCCAAGCGAGCTGTTCGAGGGATACACCCGCCTTGAGAAGCTGTGGCTCCTCTAGGGAGTCGTCAAGGGAATTGAAGAAGGCTTCCTTTTCCGGTTCGGAAAGGGGGATGGAGTAGGCGGGATCCCAGAGCCAATTGAAGAAGAAGAGTTTGTAGTCCCCGAGACCCTGGGCCGCTCTCATACAGATGCGGTGATACCAGTTTCCCACGCCCTTGCCAGTGGATTCAATGTAGACGTTCCCGGTGTCTGGAACGGATTGGAGAAGGTCCGCCATCAATTGTTCCGGGTTGGGCCAGCGGGCGACTTCGGAGCAGTGGAGATCCGTAATGGTGTCTCCGACGCCGAACTCCTGGGAACCAGCCGTTCCGATGTAGAAGACGGAATCCGTTTTGGGGAAGGAAATTTCATTCTTGTTGGAATATTTGAGAACGGCGGAGGGCCCTCGGAGATGGTTTAGCATGTAGTGAACGCGATTGAGAAGACGCTGTGTCGCTTTTGTTTGGTGTGAGACGACAACAGTGCAGCGGTTCCTCTGGGAGAGACAACGGACGAGGTTGAGGGCGAGGAAGTAGGTAGACATGCCAAGCTGGCGAGCCTTCGGGACGATGACTCGACTCGTCAAGTGCGAATCCAAATGCGCTTGGGCTTTGTTTAGCAGGAAAGGAACGTCCTCGCCCTGTTTGTTGGGGATGGAGAGGAGTCCCTCAATGACAGCGCGCTCGATGGTCATTCGAGAGATTCCTCTATTTCAGTCCCCGAAGGGGGCGGCGAATGGGAAGGGAGGCCGTTTGCGTCCTGGACCCCGGGAGGAGGAAGGGTCACTGTAGTCTTCCCATCCGCCTTTTCCTGAGTAGGAGAAGAGAGTGAAATTGAGACGTTTACCTGCTGCTGTTGTTGGAGGGCGATCACCTGTTGGATAACGTCCTCAGCGGTGGCTCCCTCTTCCTCGCGTTTTTGCGCATAGCGCCCGTGTGCTTTGAGCCACTTATCTGCAGCGGAGAGGCGGTCCTGAATACGCTGGTCCGAGGAGAGGCCGTCTCGAATGGCTTGAACGACGTCCGAGAAGAGGGCCTTGAACTCCTGGTCCAAGAGGGAGAGCTTTTTGTCGATCTCCCGTTGGGAGAGGGGATCCGAGAGGATGACGGAGACCCAAGCGGGTGACTTCCCCAGGAGCGCCGCGATTTGATTGTTGGTGAGTCCGGCAACGTGGAGTGAGATTGCCGTGAGATGCGCGCCGCTTAATCTTTTGAGAGGCTTCTTGCCGTTTTTGAAGCGAAGCCCCTTTGCCTTTTCCGCGCGGTAGACGAGATCGCGGGAGGAATGCCGGAACGGGTTGAGGCGAAGATCGGATGAGAGGAGGGCCTTGCGGTCTTCCTCGGGAAGAAGCGCGCCGCGAAGCATCTCTTTCACCTTGGTGGGTGAAGGGGGCTTAGGGGCTCCAGATGTGGACATTGAAGGCATCTTTCACTGCGTGAAGCGGGTCCGCACAGAGCTTTGGTTGAACTGGGAAAAGAGTGGAGGGATCAAACCAGCGGACGACTTCGCAGGGAATGAGGGTCCACTTTGGGAAGAGGGTTTTGAGGACTGGGAAATAGAGGTTGAGGATTTGGTAATAGGCTGTGAGAGTGTGGGAGAGTTTGATCTCCAAGACAATGAGTTTTCCGGAGGGAAGAAAGAGAAGTCCGTCCGGTTGGCAGAAGCGACGGCGGCCGCGGGGGTCGTAGAAGAGAAACCACTGGGATGGAAGATAGAGATTCCCGTAGCGGGAATAGAATTCCTGGTGAACGGAGATCTCATAGCGGATTCCCTCCTTCCTTTTCCGAGAGGTGCGAGGTGTTGGCGGCCAGGGGGCTTCTCCCATCCACAGCTCCGCGCGGGTGGCGCGGGTGGGATTTCGGTAGGGAGGAGGAATGAGATGAGTGAGTGTCATTGTTCCCTTTGAGGGCCGAAGCGTTGAAGAGGGCACGAAGTGTCCCTGGGGGCGCTAGGCGGCCCAGGTCAGAAGAGAGGATTAGGTCGGTCCAAGTCTTCATTTTGAAGTCCAGTCGAAGGCTGGCCGAAGGCCAGGGCTTATTGTAAGTTTAGGTTGGCCGTAGGCGAGTTGTCAAGTTAAGGAGAGTGGTTAAGGGTGGCTAGTGAGTTAGGATTGGGAGGAGGGTTTGGTGAGGGGGTCAAGTAACCGCTTCCCGCGCGGCGACGCTTGCAAACCCTCCCCCCTCTTTCGCCCTCTGGTTGTAGCACTTCCCAAAAGAAAAGGGCCGGTCGGCGACCGGCCCCTTCAAAGCTAGAACGCATCAAGGGCGTCTTCCGCGCCATCGGCCGAGGACATTTCGGCCTCGATCTCGGCAATCGCAGTCAGGACGGCCGGGGCCTTGGCAAGCGCACGGCGCGTCTTGTCGTCGAGCTGCGTCCAGCGCTTGACGGCTTTCGCCAAAGGCACGTCCTTTACCCTCGAAAGGGCCGCGACCACAAGGGCCGCGCGGCCCCTCAGGACGTCGCGATGCTCAGCATACAGGGCCGAGCCGTCCTTGGGCGACACATGGGCGAAGATCACCTCGCCCTTCGTGGTCCGTGGCGAGCCCTCGCCCCTCGCGGACCATTCACCCGCCTTCAGGCGGGCATCAAGGTCCGTAAGGGCCGACAACACGGCTTCCGGCGAGGAAACCTTGTTGTAGGAATTGACCACACGTGTGGTCAATCCCAGCCAAAGAAGACGGTCCCGGATTTCCTCGGGATAGGCCATGAGATCGAAGGCGACCGTTTGGTCGGCCCCGACCGGGGCCGCGATCAGCGTGTTGCCGTCTTTCGAGAATTCACACTTTCTAGCCATTTCAAGTCCCTTTCCTAGAGATAAGCGCGCCCATTGTCTCGGCGGATCCGAGACACAAGGCGCGCAATCACAATGTCAAAGAGCGGCCGCAAGGGCCGATTTCATACTACCAGAAAGGGCGAGAAAGGCAAGAACGAAATCGGCGCGTGGAAGCGCGCATCGACCAGATCGGCGCGCCGACCAGGGCTCGCGCCAGTGAGCCGAGTCGAGAATGATTCTCAATCGCAATAAAAGGGAAGTTCGCAAGCGATCCCGCGCTTCGCCTTCCAAGAGGGTGACGCCATTCCCACTATGGAACCCGCCAGTCCCTCGCCACTAGAAACCCTTCCGGTTCCTGCGCCGGCGCTTCGCTAGGAAAGGGTCCGGTCCCTTGCCACTAGGGATGTCGCCGGTTCTTGGGGGCGTCCGGTTCGTGGGATGCTAGGAGTTATGATGCATAACCACTAGCATTTATCACCTACCATCCGACCATCCTAACTCCCCTTTGGGTGTCGTGCGTGAAAGGATTGGTGTGGAAGTTGGTGTGTGGATTTTTAAAAATAAATACTAGCCATTTATCTCTTCCCTCACTCTCTCTCCTCCTTTATATATAAACCCTCCCCTTCCCCCCCTCACCCCTCTTCCATTCCTCACCGCCCACGCACGCCTGGGTTCGGGAAGTTAGGATGGTCAGATGGTAGGTGACAAACACTATTGACTTTCCCCTCTCCTCCCTTCACAATACCCTTGGGGTCGGCGCTTCGCCCTCTCCCTCTATCAACCACCAAGGCGCTTCGCGCCCTTCCAAGAAGGAGCCTCACAATGTCTCGCTACGCTCGTCCTTTCACGGAATATCCTCCCCGCTTCTACGAAACCATCGAACACTTCTTCACTTCCATTGACCCCGTGACCTTCAACCACCTCTCAGCCAGGGAAGCCTTCTCCACCCGCAACCGCTTCTACGACCTCTTCCGTGCCATTCGCCGCGCGGCCACCTCGCGCCCCTCTGATTCCTACCTCACCTCCCTCATGGACATCGCCCGCGATCTCACCATCGAAATCAGGCCGGGCTCCGCTCGCGGGGAAGAACCAGTGACACTCACCATCCGCCTCCATCCCCTCTCAAAACTCTACGACTCTGGACCTCCGGGATTCCCCAGCGCCTCACCCGGGCCTTCGGCCTCTCTTCCAACCCTCCCAGACACTTCGCACACCTCTCTTCCTTCCCAAGACACCACCCCTTCCCAAGACCCCGACCTCACCTCCGCCGTCGAGTCGCTCTTTCTCAAGTCCTCGACTTCCAAATCCGATTAGGAGAGGGGCCTCTGGCCCCTCCCTTCCCTTTTCACAAACACTCTCCATCTTTTTCATTGTAAACACTCTCCATCTTTTTCATTGTAAACACTAGCATCTTTTGCTATAATACTAGTGCGGCTCAGTCGCCGCATTCGGGGCC